CTACTCTCCCCACAACCCCGCCTCAGCCGCCCTTCGCCGCACAAGTCCTTGCATCTCCACCCCATGCACCTTGGTCCAGCGCATCAGCTGGGCAGGCACCTGATCGTACCAGCCACGGTTCAGCAGCTTGAGAAGCTGCGAACTCTCGAAGTTCTTCACGCCGACATTGAACGCAAACGACACCAGAGCCGCGAACTGGTTGTCATTCAGCTTGATGCAGGCATAGGCTCCGACGGATCGCTCCGCATGGAAAAGGTCTTCGCGCAAGAACCGCTCGGCCACCTCTTGCGTGATCACCCAGTCCGGCTGCACGCCGCCCGTATGGCCGTAGCCAATCGTCCACACGCCCGCCGGACATTTGTAAGCCTTAAACCGCAGCCCCTCGAACTCTTTAATCAGGGCAAGCCCACGCTCACTAATCCGCCGCCAGCCTTTGGAGTGGTCGACAATGTTGTCAAAGCGGTTGTCAATTTCTATCAGCATGTCTCCTCCTTAAAGCATATGGCATTCGGGGGTCGGCATTCAGGGATCGGGGAAAGGGAAAGAACGAAGAATAAACGCAAAACGAAACGCAAAACGAATTGACACTGCTCGTTCTCCCCGACCCCCGAATGCCGACCCCCGATCCCCCTACTTCCCCCCCAGATTCCTCTCAATCCTCTCCAACACCCCGCCTTGCGCGACAAGACGTTCCTCGATCCGCGCGAGGCGTTGCATTGTCTGGCTTTGCAGATCGCTCGCCTTGCCCTGCGCCAGCTCAAGAGTCGTGACGCGCTGTTCAAGAAAATGGTTGTCTCGCGCCTTGGCCGACACCCACCAGACCAGCGTGCTTCCCTGCACCAAAAAAGTAACGAGGATGGCGAGCGGCAGGCCGCGCACGATCCCGTCATTCACTTCAAGCTTCATAGAAAACCTCCCAAAGCGGCCCAGCTTGAGCCGTTGAAAACGTAAAACTTCGTCTCGCCGCGCACGAAAGCGAGCCAGCCCGCCTTGGGCGTTTTGAACACCCAGCCGCCATAGTAAGCCGCCACGGCGAGATCATGCCCCGCCCATGCGCCCGTCGCCGCCGCGCCGACGATATAGCTATCGCCCTCTGCCGGAGTGGCGGGCGGCGTTGTCAGCGTCCGGCTTGCGACCGAAAGCTGCACCAGCGCATCAAGATCATTAAGTGCCTCATTATGAGTCACTTCCTTCTGCGCCTGCGAGGCAGACAGATAGACTAAAGATAAGTTCGGACTTGTTGTCATGTGTTCTCCTTGTAAAAAATGGGGGTCGGGGGTCAGGATTCGGGGATCGGGGAATACAGTTTTTCGTCCCCCCCTGACCCCCGAATGCCGACCCCCGACCCCTCCTCCTAAACTTCCCCTTCCCCCCGCTTCCCCCGCCCATAGCGTGCGCTCTTTTGATAAACGCGCACCGTGTAGGTCGAAGGAATACTCGCGCCCCAATCCGTCGTTTGCATTGCGGCGGTGTAAACAACGCTCGCCTGCGCCACATCACTGAACGTGCGCACAACCGTGCCGCCGTTCATGATCTCGACGTCATAAAGCTCCTGCGCCTCATCAAGCGGCACGTCGATATAATCGACCCAAGCGGCATTCATCCGCGCGCGCCGCTTCCAGCGCAGCGTCACATCGCTGCCCGTCCCCGCGCTACGCGCCCCCTTGATATGCACAGGCGCATAAGGCTCCAGCGTCTTCATCCCGTAAGCCAGCGTGCGGTCCAGCGCGAAATCAAGCGAGCCGCCGTCACTCACCGCGCGGAAGTGATAGCTGATGCCCCTATCGCTGAGCGGTGTCGGCACAAACTGCATCGCCGTCGCGGTAAGCAAAACAAACCGCTCGCCCACGAGATGCGATCCCGTTTTGTCTTCCGTGCCGCGCCGCCCGCGCAACAGGCCCGACAGCTCATAAAGCCCCGCCTCGATCAGCGTAGCGGTCTGGAACTGGATCAGCTCCTCGCCCAGCAGCGCGACATTCGCGCCGTTCAAAAGCTCGCTCTCCGTACAGCTCGCAAGCTGGCCGCGCAGCATTTGCACGCGCACGCTTCGCGCCTTGTCCTTATAAAAAGGCGAGGCCGCGCCAAGGGCCGTCGTCGCCACGCCCGCGCTTGCCGCTTGCACAAAACTTGTCAGGCGCGTGAAACTCACCCCGTCCGCTGCCCGCCACAGGCTCGCGCCGCGCCAACCGTCCACGCCACTCACGGCAACATAAAGCCCAGCCTGATCGTCCTGCTCGCGCAGCAAAGGCACGTCCATCAGATAGGCCTCACTGCTCACCGCCACGTTCGCACTTGCGCTTGAAGACAAAGGACTCTCCGCCGTCGCCTCGCTCACCATATCAGACGGCACGGCGGGCAGAGCATCCACCTGCACGATCCCGCGCTTTCGTGTCACCGCCAGCACGCGCAGCCTCTTGCCCTCATAAACCACCACATCGGATGGATTAAGCCCCACAAAGGCAAGCGACAGATAAAGCCTGTATCGTTCGCGCTGCACCCAAGCGGCATAAAGCTGGTTTTCCGCCACGCGCCGCGCACGCGTCGCGCTGCACACCAGTGGCAGCGTGATCTTCTCCACGCTCCGCGCACCGCCCGACACGCTTCGCCGCGCGCGCTGGCTGCCCGTCTCGTAATCCAGCGAGGCATCCAGATAATCGACGCATACCTCCAAAGGCAGATCAAGCTGCTGCGCCCGCGAAGTCTGCACAAGCCCATCCTCGCCTTTCTCCAGCGCAAGGCTCGCCCCTGTCTCGCTTGCTGCCACGCTCACCCCGTCGCCCTGCCCATGCAAAACAGCGCGCAGCATCCCATCCTGCTCGACCAGATCAAACCGCGCGAAGTTCTGCAACGGCTCAATCGCCCGCGCCGCCGTCGTTTGGTCAGACAGCGCATAGCCATCAACCTCAATCGCATCCAGTGCGCTCACGTCATAATCACTGTCCGCATAACCTGCCCGCTCCAAAATAGCCGCCACGATCCGCGCCAGCGTGTCGCCTGTATTGCGCCGCTTGACCAAAGCCGCCTGCGCCAGCGTCGCGGTCGATCCCGAATTGCCCAGCACCGCAAGGCGCGTCGCGCTCACGCTATAGGCGCTGAAATTACTGGCGGGCGGCGAGCTGTTCACCACCGCCGCCGCATCCGTCACAAGCGTAAACGCCCCCGCCTCCAGGTTAATTTCGCTCAGGCGATACTGGCTCTCGGTATAAGAGCGATGCAAAACGCACAGACGATCCCCATACAAGACGGGATAATTCGTGTTGGACAAAACAAACTTCGCGCTTTTGATCTTCTGCCACGGGCGCGTGATCGTCACGCCGCTTGCGTTTGGCACAAACGACAACATCTGCATGTCCGACACCGTCATGTAACACAGCGTCCATTCACCCTCCCCCGTTTCAATCAAATGCACCTGCGGCGAGCTTCCGGTGCCGAGGTTATATCCACTCGAAACGGTCACCGCTGCGCCAACGCTCAGGCCCGTGCCGCTCCACGCAATCACCCGCATATACAAATTGCTGAACTTCAGCGACGCATCCCCCGCATAAGTCAGCAGCCCGTCGCCATAGGCACGAAACTGCGCGTAAGCCAGCGGCAAGCGCGTACTGGCCGAGCCGCTTCCCCACACATCAAAGAATCCCTGATCGACCAGCGAGGAGCCAGAGCGCAGATAAACGCGCACGCCCCGCGCCCCGCTGCGCTGATCCGTCAGGACCACGCGATAAGCATCCAGCCACGCCATCTGGCGCAGCTCCAACGCCGTCATGGACGTGCTTTGCGCCGCGCCGAAACTGTGCGTCATGGTGTCATAGATCATCGTGCGATACGGATAGCCCGCACCTGTATCTTGCAGCCCCATCACCACATAACGCCCGCTAGGGCTCGCGACCCAGCTCTGCTCATAAACGCCTGCGCAAGCAAACGTCGCGCTCACATCACGGCGCAGCTCTACGGGAGTCTCGCTCGTCACGTCATAAGTCGTCACCACAAACTGCGCGAGCCCACCCGACAACAGATAGCCGCCGACATAAACCTTGCGCCGCGCCACATCACCGCCTTCGGCAACCAAAGGCTCCATCCCGCCCTGCCTGTTGCTCACCACAGGCACCGACAAAGCCGGATTAAGGCTCCCCGTCAGCGTCGGGCTCCCTGTACTCGTCGCGGGCAACAGCTCGAACGTCAGGTTAGGCAGCCTGTTGCCGAACTTCGAGAGTTGCAGCGACTCCAACACGATATAGGCCACCCCGCGATAGGCCGGAGCCATCCCGCTGCCGAGGCACGATTCCATAAACGCATCGACGGCTTGCGCCGCTTCGCCCAGATGAAACGAAGCCGATCCGACAACGCCCGAAGCCCACACGCCATTTTCATAGATCACCTTGCTATCGGCCCAGATACGTTGCACCCCGCCAACAGGGCCCAGCCCGATGGCGACCGCGCAATGCAAACTGTAAGTATACGTCGTGCGCGTCGCGCCAAGCCCACTGGACATCACGCCGCCTTTGCCGCCGCTAACGCTTGTCTCATGCGCTGTCTCGATCAAATCCGAAGCCCAGATCACATTCCCCGCCACGCGCACACAGCCAAAAAGCACGGGCAGCGTAACGCCATAGCGCGAGTCCTGAACCTTGAAGTTCTCAAGCCGCGCTCCATCCTTGGCGGAGGTCGTCAGGCCAAGCTCTGCATCCACAAGCTTACCCGCCTGCCGCGCAAAACTTCCCAAAAGCCGCCCACCAAGGCCGGGCAAAATCATGTTGCCGACCGATCCGCCAACACTTGCAAAAACGATTGAAGCCATGTTGTTTCCTTTAAAAATGGGGGTCGGGGGTCGGCATTCGGGGGTCGGGGAAGGCCATCTCAATCACCCTCCTCGAAGTTTCAGCTCGCTACGCTCCCCAAAACTTCGCCCCTCCCGCAAGGACAGGGTGATTGCTTCTTCCCCCGACCCCCGAATGCCGACCCCTGACCCCCGATCCCCTACCTCCGATAAACCCCCACCAACCTTCTCATCCAATACGCGCCAATCTCTGTCTCCACGACCTTGCCCACGGGGGCGAAGCTGTGGATCAGCGTGGTGGGCGAGGTGGCTAACGCCACATGCTGAGGCTGATGGTCATAACGAAAAACAAGCACATCACCTCCATGGATTCCCCCCGTCTCTATCGGCTTCCACCCGTGCGCGATCAGCGCGGCGATCAGCGAGGCTCCATCGGGACGCGGCGCGTAGTCCGTTTGGTCCTCGACACTCAACCCAGCCGCTCGCATCGCCAGAACGATAAGCCCGATGCAATCGAGCCCCACGCCCGCCACGCGTCCCTGATGATGAAACGGCGTTCCCAAACACCCGCGCGCGGTGGCAATCATTGTTTCTGTTTTGTCTGTCATTCATTGTTCACCTTTGTATGGGGTCGGGGGTCGGGGGTCGGCATTCGGGGATCGGGTGGGCTAAAGACGCATAAATCACCCTCCCCTTGCGGGAGGGTCGAAATTGCGCAAGCAATTTCGGGGAGGGGTCAAAACCCGAAGTTCCTCCAAAACCCCTCCCCGAAGTTTCAGCTCGCTACGCTCCCCAAAACTTCGACCCTCCCGCAAGGGGAGGGTGACTGCTTCTTTCCCCCGACCCCCGAATGCCGACCCCCGATCCCCTCCTTCCTCAATTCCCCTCTGGATAATCCAGCAACTTCCCAACACCGGGCAGATACGGAAACCCACCGTAATTGGCGCCATTCCCGAAGCGCGTCCGGCATGTTGAAAAATGCTTGTCGCACCCTGCGCGCGCCGTAAAGCTATCGCCCACCGCGATTTCATTCGGCGCGGGAAGCCACAGCTTGAACGCCTTGGCTGCGCTGTCCCACGCCGCAATCTCGAAAGCCAAGCCCGCATTCGCGCCGCTCGTCCATGTCAAAAGACCATCGGTGAAGATGCCCGCGCCTTCCTCTCGGCTGTTGTCCGTGAAGCGGCGCCTGTCCGTCACAAAACTTACAGAACCGCTCACCGTCACACTCGCCGCAGCGATCCCGCACGCGCCGTCACAAAAATCATGGCGACAAGCGGGGGTATAGGTCGCCCCAATGGGACGCGTCAGCAAATCCTGCATCCCACGCAAGCTGGCCTTATACTGCCCGCCGCTTTGCGCAATCTCGCCCAGCCACCCGCGCCGCAAATGCACCTTACCCATAGACGGATCAGCCCAGTTGCACAGATACACATCCACCCGCGCGTTATCGTAAAGCCCAGCCTCGACATCCCCCGCATCAATCAGCGCGGAGTCCAGCACGCCCGTCACGTCATAATCATCGGCCTTCAGCTCGCTTTTCTGCGCCAAGCTTTCCCCGTCGCTATAGCTTCCATCGGCGCGATAGCTCACGCCATCGACGAGCAAATCCGCATCATGCGTTGTAAAAGCAACCACCACGCCATCCGTGCGCGTGATCGCCACAAGCTCCGCCAGCGTCGTCAGCTCTCCGGCCAAATGCGCCTTTAAAGCGCTTCCTATCGTCTTCATGGCGTGCGCACCTCGATCAGCGGAACGTTGCCTTGAGCGCGACTTTGTCCGACAAAGCTCAAATCCAGCGTATCGGTATCAAAGCGCACAGGCACATCGAACCGATAGCCCGCCTTGATGACCACGCCACTCGCGGGAGCCTGCGCAAAGGTCACGATTCCTTGCGTCACATCTACGCTCCACCCGCTTGTGTATTCCGTATCATCCACGCCGACGCGCACCGATCCGGCGACGGGCTTCTTGATCTCTCGCGCAAACGAAACCGAAGCGTTGCCATAGGTTTTGACAAGCTGGAACTGCGTCGTCACACCATCGCCTGTGCCGATTTCCTGATCCCGCCAATCGGGCGCACTAAGCCCATCGGCTGAACTCGTGCAATCGCTTGCATCACGCAACCGGAACCCGCGAGCCCGCCCCGCCCGCGCTTGAAAAAAAGCCGTCAGCAAGGCCGCCTCGCGCATCGTGACGACACCCGCCTGCGCATTATACCGCCTGCGCGGCTGCGCCCATTTCTGGTTGCGCCGCTCAAACCCGCCGTCGATCGTCACCACTTCTGTGGCAAAGCACGGCCCGCCGCTTGTCCCTGCGCTCAAGGACAACGGGAAAACGATTTCATCAAATGACATTTGTGGTTCCTTCCACCTGTTGGCATAGGCATTCGGGGATCGGCATTCGGGGATCGGGGCTCGCGTCTTCGTGTGAATCCCCCGACCCCTGAATCCCGACCCCCGCCCCCCCTAATTCACATACCCCACTTCACCAACGCCCAGCGCGAGATACCCCTTGTCCTTCGTATCCAACTCGACACGATGGATCATGTAAAACTTCTCCGCCTCTTCATAGGAAAGCCGTTGCGCGGGGACGAAGGCGAGATCGTCACGCCGCCGCACCGTGATCTTGTGCGTGATGCGGTTTTGATCCGCCGTCACGCTACTGCCCTCAAAGGTGCGCTCGATCTTGCCCCACAGGGCGGCCAGCGTCGCCCACTGCGCGATCTGCCCGCCCTCGCCATCATCAACAAGGCTCTGCGCCTGAAGCAACAACGGCACATTCATCGACCCGATCTTCATCACGCCCCCGCTCGCAGCATTTTATAGGGTTGCAACAACGCTTGAACCATCAGCGGAGCCATCACGCCGCGCTCATCAACCGCCGAGGCCTCGCCTCTATTTTCAAACCAGTGCGTCGCCAGTTGCAAAATCGCGGTGCGGATCAGCTCTGGCACATCACTAGCTGCCGCGCCATATCCGGCCTTATAGGTCACCGTCATCCCGTTGGCGCAGCGCGTCATGTCGGGCCAGCAAGCTCCGTCGCGCAGCACAAGCCGCGCAGGCACGCGCTGATCGTCCACATAGTAATTGCTGGCCGCCCACAGCGTCGCATTGTCGCGCTCGTCATAGGCTTCGACACGTTCGACGCTCAGCAAAGGGCCGCTAGGCAGCGTCACAAAACGCCCGCGCGGGACGGACGAAAAACCCGCTACCCACGTTTGCTCGATCAGCACACGACCCATAAACCGCTCGGCCCACTGCCGCGCCGCTTCAATCAGCCGCGCGAGCAGCGCATCCTCGCCCGCGCCCGCAATCCGCGCCTGAGCCTTCAGCTCGTCTACGCTGACGGGTTCAAGAGCCGCAGGCACGGTCAAAACATTTGATGAATACAAGACTCCCATGCTCATAACCACAGGCCGCAAACAGCCTGCCCCTCCGCTGCGTCACATGCTTCGATCTCTTCCGAGACACCGACAGGCACCACAAGCCGCACGCACACATACCAATAAGCGGGATCGCCTTTGGCTTCCTGCGCAGGAATCACTGAGCCATCCTCAAGCGTCACGGCCTCCATTGCCGCACAGCCATGCACCGGCCCGATCACATTCACCGCGCCAGCGCGTAAAGCCTCCAAAGCTTCTCTATTCGTCGATTTCAAATACGTATCAATCATGCCAATCCTTCCCTAATCTAAACCCCAAACAAACGAAACCTCCCCGCCCCCATGGGACGGGAAGGTTCGCCTTACCTATCCCTTCACGCCAATCTTGGCATGCCCGCGATGACGCTGGCCGAGGACAAAGCCCCTGTTGTCGCGCCCGTCACCGTCATGACGACGCGCACGTAACGTGCGCTGCCGATATAGCCAACGCTCTGCACGCTGTTTGCGCCACCTGCGCTTGAGACAGCCGCAAAGCTGCCATTCAGGTCAGTCGCCGTCACAGTCGTATAGGTCGAGCCATCGGTCGAATGCTGCAATGACGGCGTATGCGTGCCGTCCGTATAAGCCCCAAACGTGACAACAACGACCGCCGCGTCATAGCCTCGCAAATCCACAGCCGTGCCTGTTGACGTGCCCGTGACTCGCGCCGCAGGCGAAAGCGACAACTTCGCCGCCATCGTCGATACCAAATCTCTTAGTGCCATTTTTCTCTCTCCTTGTTTTTTTCAAACCTATCGTCATTGCGAGGAGCGCAAAGCGCGACGAAGCAATCCAGTCCCCAAGCCTTACGCCTAAGGACTGGATCGCCACGCCAAGCAAGCTTGGCTCGCGATGACGCAATTCCTTAAGCTGTCGCGAAGCGCAGGACCTTGATCGCATCGAAATTGACGACATCACCACCAACACGCTTGGAACAACGGAACTTCACGAAAGGCGCCGCCGTATAGGGATCGCGCAAGCTCTGCAAGCCTTTGCGGTCCACGATGGTATAGCCTTCCTCGAAATTACCGAACGCAACCGACAAGCTGCCCGAAGCGACCGTCGGCATATCCTCCGCCAAAATGACAGGATAGCCGAGCAAAGTCGCAGGCATCCCCGCCTGCAAGCTGGGCTGCCAGATATAGGCCCCCGTGCCGCTTTCCTTGAACTTGCGCACCATATCCACGACCGAGCGCGGCATCAGCCACGTCGCCTTGGGCAGATAACCGGCCTTCAGCTTGTTCATCAGGCTAATCAGCGCGTCGGCAGGATTGCTTGCGGTGAAGGCTGCGTCCGCGCCTGTCGGCACATGCTCTAAAACGCCCCAGTTGCGCGAAGTATCCGACGTCGCCGCGGTGCTATAGCTCAAGAAGCCGCGCGGTTGCCCCACGCCGTCGCCGCTCACGAACGCTGTATTCTCGCGGCGCGAGAACTTATCAGCGACGCGCCCGACCAGCCATTCCTCGACATTCAAAATCGAGTCATCAAGCAGCTTTTGCGTCGCCTTGGGCTGCGCGAACAGCTCATGCACGGGAATACGAATACGGCCAATCGCGCCCTGATCCGTATCGCTGCGCGTGCCAAGCTCTGATACCCACTGCGCGTCGGCCTCGTTCGTGTCACGCAGCATTTCTACCGCGTCGGATGAAATGTTCATCACCGTCGCAATCTGACGCATCGGCGTGGTGTCGAACTGGCGCGAGACAATGCGCTCCGAGATTTCCGCCGGAACGCTAAAGCCGCCCTGCGGATCAGAGATCACGCTCATATCCTTGGCATAGAGGCCATAGTCCGGCTCAAGCCCTTTGGTCAGATAGCGCATGAACGCGCCCTTATAGGCACTCTCCTCACCATCATCACTGCTGCGCTCCTCGCCGCGTCCCATGGCGGGACGACGCATCGCGGTCTTGACGCGCGAAAGATCGTCTTGCAGCGTGTCAATCGCGTGATCCAACCGGCCCAGCTTGTCGGACAACAGCACGTCGCCCGATCCCTTGCCTTCAATCTCGGCAAGGCGCATGTCGTTCACGCATTTATATTCTTCAAAAGCGCGTGCCAGCGTCTCTGTGGCCGACTGCACTTCGTTCATATCAATCATACTCTTTTCTCCTTGTTGCTTGTGCCTTCTTTTAAAATTCGCGCTGTTTGATGCAACCGCGCGACAACGGCGCGGGTGGCCGCCGCGTCCGTTTTTCCTTTGACGGGACGCTTGGCGTTCCCTGTCTTTCCACCACGGGCCAGCAAAGCCTTGCCGCCCGCCTTCACCTCGCTGATCCGCGCCGCATCATTGGCGGGAAACGTGACCAGCGAAATCTCGAACAAATCGACTTCCGTCAGAATGCGCACCTTGCGTTTGGTGTCGATCCGGCTTGTGACGATGCGATAGCCAATCGACAAACCGCTCACCGCCTTCATCTTCAAAAGCTCGTAAGCCTCGCGCCCTTTTTGCGTGGACAAAGCCAGCTTGCCATGAACGATCAGGCCCTTTCGGTCCTCGGCCAAAGCCAGCCAAAGACCGATAGGCACGCTGGGGTCATGCATCCACAGCATAGCGGGCGCGGCGTTCTTGCGTTGCCACAGCTCCAGCGTCTTTGAAAACGCGCCATAGATCACGACTTCATTTTGGCTATCCACCTCGTCGAAGACGGACGCATAGCCCACAAAAGTCCCGTCAGCCGCCAGCGATTTAACCGCCAGTGGCCGTGATAGATGTTGAATTGTCATGTGTGTTCCTTGGTTGTTTAAAATAGGGGGTCGGGTGTCGGCATTCGGGGGTCAGGGGGGATCCCTGATAAATTATCTCCCCGACCCCCGAATGCCGACCCCCGACCCCTCGCCTTAATTCCCTTCCTCCACCGCCCCATACCCAAGCGCTTCTCTCTTCTCATTCACGCTTAAGAAACTGGCACGTTCGATCTTGTCCCACAGAGCATCACGCCGTGCGGTCAGGGCACTCACCTCGTCGCAATCGACATCCAGATAAACCCCGCCGCCATAGTGCGGCGCGAGCCAGTGATCGAAAGCGGCGACGATCCGCCCCGCGAGCGGCAGCACCGTCTCCTCATAAAACGCGAGGCGGGCCTCCTGCATGTTGGCGTAAGTCTGTGCGCCTTGAATGCCGATCAACTGCACGGGCACCCCGAACGCCAGCGCAATATCCCGCGCCGCCGCATCACGTCCCGACAGCCAATCCATATCCTTGGGCGAAAGGCTCATCTCCTTCCACTCTAGGCCCCCTTCAAGGATCATGGGGCGACCGGCATTGCCGCGCCCCTGATAGTTTTGCGAAAACTCGTCGCGCAGGCGGCTCATCTGCTCGTCGGTCAGGTTGGACGGCCCATCCTTGGGCGCATAAACCAAAGCACCCGAAGGCCGCGCCCCTTGATTAAGGAGAGCCTGATTCCACGCGCCCGCTGCGTTGTGCTGGTCAATCGACAGCATCGCGGCCTCAAGCGGCGGCATCCCGTACCAGTCATCCAGCGGATGAAAATGCTTGATATGCAAAATCCCGCTCTCACCCGTCAGCGGATCGGCGCCCCACCGCGCGACCTTGCTGCCAACCGTGTATTCATAGCCCAGAGGCAACCCGCTGGCTGCGGGGACAACCTTCATCCGGTCGGGGCGCAGCGCGTAAAGCTCTTGCGGCGGCTTGCCTTCTTTGGAGCACACGGCCTCGATATAGGCATTGCCCGCCGTCATCAAATTGACGACCACCGCTTCCATAAAGCTCGCGCCGTCCTGCACCGGATTGGGATGAGCCAGCAAATCCAAAAGCGGATGCGTCTCGATCTCTGCGCCGCTGTCGTCATACAAAAGCCAAGGGATCGCCGCGACCGCGCTCGCGATCAAATTGACGCAACGATAGGCCACCACATTTTTGCGATAGCCCTCTTCCACCAAAGACTCATAGCGTCGCGGTGTCCATTTCGGTTTGCCGATATGGCTCCACGCCACCATCGGGCCAGCGGCACTCATCTTGACATGCTCGGCCCTTACCAGCCGCGCCATTACATCGCGTAGTTTCATTGTTCCTCGCTGTATGTTGAAGAAGGGGGATCGGGGGTCGGCATTCTGGGGTCGGGGGGATTCATGAAAAGCGGTGTTCCCCGATCCCCGAATGCCGACCCCCGATCCCTCCTAGAGTCCCCTCACCCTCGGCACGCCGCGCTTGGTCTCGCTCAGCTCCGTAACCGCCCAAACCATCGCATCCACGCGGTCGGGAGAGTTCGTCGCCACGATGTCGGGCGTAAAGCGCGTCATCTGGTCTTCAAGCTTCGTCATCGCGCCGACATGCTTGATGCGTCCTTGCTCATACAAAGCCGCGACGGGCAAAGCGCGATCCACCTTGCCACGCACGGCCCGCACGGGCTTAAAGAATATCTTGGGCATAATCTGTTTGAGCACCCGCTCAACCAGATCACCGCCTGCATTCACCTCACCAACGATCATGTCTGCTTCCTTCTCCTCATAAAGCCTGATCGCGCGGCGAGCCCACCCTTCGGGCGAAGCGCGGCATGACCAGTCTGCCAAAATGTAAATCGTCCCATCCTCGCCAAGTCCGGCGGCAACGATGCCTGTTTCATCACTGTGCTTGCCGCTGCTCATCGCGGGATCAATCGCCACCACGATCCGCTCTAGGGCGGGAGCCTTCGCCACGCGGCAGCCCTCAACCTGCTCGCGTAGCCAAAGTGCGCCCTGCACATCTTCCAAAATCTCGCCGTCCAGCTCTTGCCGCCCCAGCCGCGTGCCGCCATAGCGCGCCTTAAGCTGCGTCAGTACGCAAGCGGGCAAATGCGCCGCGTTCTCGTCCGTCTTGCCGCGCGTCACGCGCACATCGCGTCCGTCGCGTGCGATCAAATCCTTGACCAGCGGCGTGTTGCGCGGCGTCGTCGTGATAATCGCCCTAGGATCATCCCCAAGGCGCAGCCCGAACAACATCTGATCGAACCCCGCCGCGCTTGGCCAAGCGCACAGCTCGTCACACCACACGCGGTGATGTTGCGGGCCGCGCAGCCGCTCCGGCTGGTCGGCGGAATAAAGCTTGATGCGCGTGCCGTTAAACAACAGCAAGTCGCCCGTGCTGCGATGCCATGCGCTGATACAGCGCGGCGGCAGCACCCTCAAAAGACCACTTTCTCCCTCCACACACACATCCCGCGCATCCGCAAAGGTCGGCGCGATCACGCCGATCCGCGAGAGCGGATTCCACAGCGCATAGTCCGCAATGTCCTCTGCGCCTGTGCGCGTCTTGCCCCAGCCGCGTCCTGCCAAAATCAACCAAATGCGCCACGCCCCGCGCGGCGTAAGCTGGCTGCCCCGCGACGCCTCAAGCCACTTGGCGCGCGCGACGAACGCCGCCAGATGGGGCAGAGGCAAGGCGGACAAGAAGCTCTCTGGCTTCATTGATCGCGGCTTGCCGCTCTTCACTGTCGTTGGCAAGCGCGTCTCCTTCGTCATTCCTTTTCCCTATCTTCTCCATCAAAGCCTTCGCCGCAGCGATCCGTATCGTGTCGCTGTCGCTGCCGCGCATCAGCTCGGTCAAAACCGCCTTCACCTCCCGCTCGATCTGGCGGGGAGAGGGAAGCCGTGAAGGAGCATTCGGGGGTCGGCATTCGGGGGGCGGGGAAAACTTCCTGCTTCCCTTACCACCCACCCCTTGCGAAGGAGCATTTTGCATTTCGCATTTGGCATTTGGTGACCCCTCCGCGTCCCCTTTTCCTCTCCCCTCGCGGGAGAGGATAGAAAAACTTGCCGCAACATCGTTGCGGCTTAGTTTTTCTTGGAGAGGGGTTTTTCCTTCTCCTGAAGGAGCATTCGGGGATCGGGGGTCGGCATTTGGGGAAGGCTTCTTCCCCTTACCTTCCGCCCGAGTCTCGAGTCCCTCGTCCCGAGTCCCGCCCTTCCCCGACCCCCGAATGCCGGCCCCCGCCCCCTTCTTTCCAGCCACAAACCGCCCCCGCGCATCGCGCCTCGGCGCAGGCTGTTTTTCTTTTCCCAATGTCACCCGAAAACCCCCTCTTCCCCGAATGCGAAATGCCTCCTCTATCGTCATCGCGAGCCAAGCTTGCTTGGCGTGGCGATCCAGTCCTGAACTCATAAACTTGAGGACTGGATTGCTTCGTCGGCCAAGGCCTCCTCGCAATGACGTGTGCTGCTCATTTCCCCACAAAAAAACAGGCCCCCTTTCGGGCAGCCTGTCTTTGGACGCAGTACGTCGTGAGAGTGTCAATAGCACGCCCCGCCCCCTCTGTCAAGGACTTTTTTCTTAATAAAGTGATTTTTATTCCGGCTCAGGCTTTTTCGGGGCCGGATACCCCGCCAGAGGAGCAACAAACACGGGCCGCGTGGCGCAAGCCTCCCGATACCGCCCAATGGCTGCAATGGCCCGCCCGAAAAACGAGCCCCTGCCTGCCACCTTCGCGCCAGCCGAAGCCCCAGCCACCTTCGTCGGTGTAATCGTCGGGTTCTTGGGCTGCTTGGCATAATGCTCACGCCGCGCAAACCACAAGCTTGTCGGACGAATGTTCGCCTGCTCGACAACAAGCTTCAAGGTCGGGGCCCGCCACAAGCCTATGGCCTGTAGCCCTTTCAACTGCAACGCCTGGCGCGCCGCTTCCGTTTTCAACAATTGATAATGCCGCATAGGCCACGAAAGCCCGCGCGAAAGGAGTCCCATCAGCACCAT